TTTGAATTTAAAATAATTGATAGTGGTTCTAATTTAGATGAATTGAATAATAAAGAAATTTATTATATTAATAAATTTAAAACAACCAATAAAAGTCTTGGATATAATATTGAGGTTGGTGGTAGAAATTCAATACCGCCAATTGAAACAATAGAAAAAATGTCACGCTCCCATTTGGGTAAAAAACAAAACGATGAGTGGGTTAATAAAAGAATTGCCCTTGCTGGTTCACCTGAAGCCAAAAAATATGGAAGAAAGAAAACCGAAGAAGAAAAAAAATTAATTGGTGAAAAATCTCCAAAATATTGGTTGGGAAAAAACAGGGATGATGAGACAAAAAGAAAAATTTCAAAAACAAAAAAAGAAAGGGGTTTAAGTGATAAACAAAAAGAGTTATTATGTAAAAAAGTTTTTGTTAGAAATGCAAAAACACATGAAATTATAGAAACTTTTGATTCGACAAGTGAAGCAGGTCATAGTGTTGGTAAAAACCAATCAACAATAAGTAGATGGTGTAACAAAAAAAAGATTGTTCATGGTAAAATATGGTCATATATATAAACATAATTTAAGCTATTTATATTTATATGAATATTAAAAAAATTTTATCAACAAAAGAGGCGTATGATATTCTTGATGATTCGAATGCTAAATACACAACATGGTTGGCAGGTGGTTGTAAAATATTAGCAGATGCGTTAAATATGGTATACGATTCAGAAATTTATGTGATATATAATAAAAAAAAGAATGTTATTGAGCATTTTGGGGTTTTAAATGATGATGGTAATATTATTGATGGGGATGGGGTAACAAAAACCCCAAAAAAATGGTTAAAAAATTTCTCAAAAAACGAATTGGTTGAATTAGACGATTTAACCATCAAAAAATATATCCCCAATGAACATAAAGAAAGTGGGATACAAACCGATGTTAATGCATCAAAGAAATTGGCAGATTTAATTAAAACTCGTTTAAATATTCAAGAAGAAATCGACAAATTTCTAAAGGAAGAATACCCCGAATCTTTTAACATGGAAGAATTTAAAACATTATCATCTTTTAACGCAAGAAAAAAATATTGTGACGAACATTTAATGAAGTTGGGAGCCGGAAGTGGGAGAATTACTTATGTTATTGATAACGAAAAGGTATTAAAATTAGCCAAAAATAAAAAAGGTGTTGCCCAAAATGATGTTGAAATCCAACACTCAAATGATTATTTGTTGGATGGTATTGTTGCAGAAACATATGATTATCACGAAGATGCATTATGGGTTGAAGCAGAAAGATGTAAGAAATTAACCAAACCCAGATTCAAACAAATTGTTGGTATTGGTTTTGATGAATTTGCCCATATTCTTAATTATGAATACTATAGAATTCATACCAACAATAATCCATTTAAAAAACCGAAAAATTATGATGAAATAATAAATGATGAAGATTTTGTGTTGGTTCATGATTTAATAGATTATATTGGAAACTATAATGTACCTGTCGTTGACTTTATAAAACTATCAAGTTATGGTGAAAATACAGATGGTGAGATAGTTATTATTGATTATGGGTATACCAACGAAGTAAGGGATGAATTTTATAGTTAAGGGTGTCGAATTCGACACCCCTTATCTTATATTTTTTTATGTAACACCCATTTATTATTTGAAATACCACCCCGAAGTTCATATATTTTACCCGTACTTTTAACGTAAACCCTTAATCCTTCCTCCCTTTCAAATATTCTATCGTTGTGTATGATATTATGTTTTGGTAATTCATTTCTATCTTTAACCTTATCCACGACAATATGATATTCATCCTCTTCTTTTATTTCTTCTGAAGATTTGGGTTCCTGATTAATTGTTTCTTTCATTTCATCAGCAAAAAGATTTTCACCTGTCATCATTTGACCCAAATTATACGCAACACCATCTAAAAACTCTACGGTGTTCTCTAACATTGAAACCTCTTTTTCACCATAAACCAATTTTTTTTCATCGAGTACGTTTTTCATTAAGTAACTTACCAAGCTAACCATCATAAATTTATCCTCAATTGTGTCTGTGTAGTCTTGAGGTACAATAACATATGGTTCGTTGTGTTCATCATACTTTATTTCATATTTAAATTCTCTCATATAACTATTGTTTATTTTTTACTATTTATATTATGAAACAAATATAATAAAATTATAGTTTAAAACATATTTTTCGAGTATGGCTGTTATATCAAAAAAAGAAAAAGATAAACTTTATTTAAAAGTTAAACACGAATTAGGGTGGCCCATACGTCCATTTGAAATAGGTGAAGAAATGCTAGACACTTATTTAGAAATGGCAATGGAGGATTATTCTGCATTCGTAAATGAATGGTTAATCCACCAACAATGGATTAATTTAGAGGGGTTAAAAAATTCAGATAATACCGACTTTTTATCTGCATTCACAACAAAGTCAAATGACTATATGAAATCCTTCACCTATGCCTATTCAAAACAAGTTGGAATGGGTACCAATGCACCTTCGGCTCATGGTTGGGAATTAAAAAGGGATTTTATTGTTACCTCTGGTCATACTCAACATTACATTATTCCAGCAGGAAGAGAGGTTAACGAAGTTCTATGGGAAACACCACCCGTTGTTCATGCGGGAGTAGTAGATCCATTTGCCCTAAATAATTGGTCCCCTGGGATGACTGGATGGGGTTATATGGGTAGACCAGCAATGTATGTACAACCAACCTATTCAACCCTTTTATCTGCTCAGGATAGACGTATGAAGCAAAGAGTTTTACAGTCATTATTAACTTATAGAATAACTGGATTAGAAACAGGTGAGAAAATACTCCATCTTTATCCAACACCAGGAAGCAGGGAAGAAATAAGGGGAAGTTGGGGTAAACATTATGCTGGAAGAAAAGTCTTTTATTGGTATTATGACACCAAAGATTCTGATTCTAATAGAGAATCATGTTTGGAGGATAACCCCGATGTTGTTATTTTACCTTCAGACCCCCCTGCCAATGTTTTAAAATGGGGTGGTATTAACGATATGGCAAAAAAACAAATTCGTGATTTGTTGATCGCAAAAACAAAAATTACACTCGGTAGTGTAAGGGGTTTCTTTGGTGGTGAGTTGGGTGTTACCGATAAAGCACTAACAATGGAATATCGTCATTTGTTGGATCAGGGTGAAGCACTGAAAGAAAAAGTTGAAACACAAGTAAAGGAACAACTAGATAAATTAAGTCAGGTTAATTTAACAAGGGAAAGAGCAGAAATTGCAGATAACGTGAATAGACATCTAGAGAAACAACCAATTCGTTTCCCTATTATTCCAATATAGATTTACATTTGATATTATTATTTATAAAAAAACAAACATGTCGGAAGATAAAGGAAAAAATTTAGAAGAAACAAGATATGGAAAATTCATGACTCAAAGATCGTTTGATCTGGAAGTCATGTATGGTCGTCATTTTCTTAAAACCGATAACGTTCAGAGTATTTGGCTTCATAGAATTAATTTGATTGAATCAAAATCCCATGATTTATATGGTCAAGCCAAACCTGCGGATAAAGCGTTTATGGACCCAGTTGAATTAAATGTGATGATAAATATCGATGATGGTGAGCAGTATTATTATGGGGATAATGAAGGGGGTATCACAAGGGATGATACTGGTAATTTAAGGTTTGGAGTTTATCTGGAAGAATTAAAGGAAAAAAATACCGAAATTAATAGGGGTGATATTATTGAATATAATATGAGTGGTTCAAAGGCTAGATATTACGAAGTAGAATCGGCAAATATGGTTGAAGATCAAACAAGTAAAACTATTGGTGGGTTCAAGCCGTATTGGAAAGCAATCGCTGCTGTGCCAATCAAGGATGATGTTTTCCCATATTTAAAGGACAAAAAATAACTAATAACCAACCCCAATAAATTCACCATCGACCATATTTCCATCATCATCCCCATACGCACCCCTTCTTTTTGTAACATGCCCGACTGTAATATTTTCTTCATTTAAATCAGGGTCAATTGTCGAAATACAAACAGGTGTTTGAGGATGAATACCCGCTTTAAGGTGTTTTCCGAGTTCATTGTAAATATGTTCAATCGAAAAACGGGTTGTTGTTTTTTTGGGATGTAATTCAGACTCTATAAATGAATAATACCAATCACGAAACATTTTAGGTAAAACCCTAAGATCGGAAAATCCGTATAATCCACAACTAAAAAAATCATGAACCTCAATAAGAACAGTATCCTCAGATTTATCAACAACACCAACATCAATTGTATATGCAATTGGGGCTGCTTTCTTATATTTTTCAATCATTTCGTTTATAATTTTAACGTTTGGGAATACATCGAACTCACCGAGATAGTTATTTAAACCAACTAATTCGTTTTTATAAACAAATCCCCTCCATTCAGATTTAAACTCAACCAAATCGGATATTAAATACTCCCCAGGTGGTGGATCGTTTGTTATTTGTGTGTATCCTTTGATTTTATTATGTTCTTTTACAAATTTTTTATCAACAACATCTTTTTCGGTTCCAAAAAAAACACTTCTTTTTAAATATTTCCCATTCATTAATTCAATTGGTATGTTTTTGGGTTTAATTTTTAAATTAAAACTTTTTTCAATTGAATTGACAACAAATTCAACACCCCCAACTGGGATTGCAGTAAGATGTTCCTTTTTCTCTAAATCAACCCAATCATCTGAAACATATTCCCATTTCATAATCTCTTCACCATAAAACCAATTATGATATTTACACGCTTCAATTAATGTATATGAAAAATCATGTATGTTTGGTTCATCTGAAAACCTTTGTATTAAAAATCTAGTCATTTTTTTTCTTTTTTTCGTAAAAATACTTTTCTTTTATTTTTTCTAAACGTTTAATAACCCTTTCATGGTGTTCTACTGAGTGTATATTTAATTCTTTAGCATATTCAATATACATATCAATTACAAATATGATGAAATCTTTATCTTTTTCATCAATATATTTGTATTTTTTTATCCAAATAAACACGAGAAAGGATAATAATACATTTACCCCTAACAATATAAGAATTAAAAGAATCCACAAGTCCAAAATTTAATGTATTTTTATTAAAATAGATCCACCGAAATAATTGGTGTTAATAATATCAAACCCATTTTCAATGGGAATATGATCACCATAGCATTTATTCTTTATCCGATCACTTAATTCGTCTTTTGTTGGTTCACTTGTTCTTGTATCATCTTTATCAAGAACAATAGCGTAATATAGGTCTTTTTTCATCTTTTTATTCTTTTATATAGCAATCTCTAATTTAGAATCTATTTTTTTAATACCCACAATATTTTCGATTTGAAAATCATTAACATTGAAATCGTAAAAATTCTTACTTTCTTTTAATTTAATTATTGGTTGAATATCTAGTGGGGTTCTATTCAGAATTTCATTCATCGCATCATTATGTCTGTCATAAACATGTAGGTTTTGTATAAAATGACAAAACACCCCAACTTTATAATTTAGGTGCGATGCTACCATCATTTGAAATGCCACATATTGAATCTTGTTTATATATCCAGCCATAATATAATCATTACTTCTTTGAACCATAGTTAAATCCAAATAAAAATCACCATTAACTTTTCTTACAGACCAAATGGTTTCGTAGCAACACGGATTCAAACCTTTAGATTTTTTTAAATCTGCTTCCTGATAAAGATTAATAATATGTCTTCTTCCAAATGGGTCAGATTTCAAATTTTTTAATAAATTATCAATCATATTGTAATTTTCAACAGTTTTTCCATAACGTTCACCAATAGTACCATCACCGATGTTCCATTCATCCCACCAATTAATACCCATTTCTCT